GCAGGCATGGAACCAGCGATCTTCATCGGCGGCGACGTCGGCTTCCACAACGACCACGCCAAGGACGCCCGGGCGCGGCTGCGGGCGGGCAAGGCGTACCGCGACATCTCGACCATCATCATCGTCCCGACCCGGGGCATGATCCCGGCCCGTGCGGTCGAGAACTGGCTGGGCCTGATGACGCCGATGAACCAGAAGGTGGTCCGGCTGTTCGTGGCGGGCATGGAGGTGGGTGACGCCTACACCAAGGCCATCGAGACGATCCTGGCCCACCCCGACCTGTCCAAGTGGAAGTACATCCTCACCCTCGAGGAGGACAACCTTCCCCCGCCGGACGGGCTGCTGAAGCTGTATGAGTCGATGGATAAGTACGCGGTCGTGGGCGGACTCTACTGGTGTAAGGGTCCTGGAGGCCAACCGATGATCTATGGGGATCCCAAGGGCATGCTGAACTTCATCCCCCAGATTCCCCGCGTGGAGACGGTCCAAGAGTGTCGCGGACTGGGAATGGGGTTCACCCTGTTCGACATGAAGGTCTTTCGCGACCCCGCCATCGAGCGCCCGTGGTTCCAGACCGTGCAGGACTACCATCCCGACCGAGGCTCGCGGGGCTATACTCAGGACCTATTTCTTTTTGAGAAGCTAGCCAAGGCGGGCTACAAAGTCGCGTGCGACACGCGCGTAAAGGTTGGGCACTTGGACTACAACGGTTCGTTCGGGCCAGAGGGCCAGGTGTGGTAAGGGGCGAGCCCACCAGCCAGCGGTTCATGCGGTTCGTGCGGTATGAGGACGACTGCTGGCTCTGGACTGGCGCGATCGACAAGGGCGGCTATGGGCGGTTCGTCCTGAACAGCAAGCGGACCTCGGCCTTGGCTCACCGCGTGGGCTACGAACTGATGCGTGGGCCGATTCCGGACGGGCTGGAACTCGACCATCTCTGCCGGAACCATGCCTGCGTCAATCCCGACCATCTTGAGGCCGTCACTCACCGCGAGAACATCCTGCGGGGCGACTACCGAGCGGGCTACCAAGCGGTCGCCGCACTCCAGCGGGCCAAGACGCATTGTCCCCAGGGCCACCCCTACTCGGGGTCGAACCTTTACATCCTCCCGAAGTCGGGCGGGCGTGTCTGTCGGATCTGTGCCAAGGCGAGTCAGCAACGGTTCTACGAACGCAAGAGGGCAGGATGAGCGCGCTACACGCGGTGGACGACGAACCCAAGATCTGGGCACCGAAGCGGCTGGATATCGCCGCCGGTCGGAACAAGCGCGACGGCTACGTCGGCATCGACCTGGAACCCGACAGCGACATCGTCTGGGACCTGTTCCGGTTCCCGTGGCCCATCAAGACGGGGTCGGTGCAGGAGATATCGGTATCGCACTTCGCCGAGCATATACCCCACTATCGGCCCGAGTGGGGCGTGCGAGACGGCTGGTTCCTGTTCTGGGAGGAAGTCCACCGGATCGCCAAGAAGGGCGCGCTGATCCACGTCGTGCACCCCTACGTCATGTCGGCGCGGGCTTTTTGGGACCCGACCCACGTCCGGTTCATCCACGAGATGTCGTGGTACTACCTCGACAAGCCGTGGCGCGAGCTGAACGGGCTCGGCCACTACACCGAAGCAGACTTCGAGGTGGTCGTGATCTCCGGGACCGGGATCGCCGACGACATCAGCACCCGGACCCCGGAGCACCAAGCATACGCGCGCGCGCACTACTGGAATGTGATCCCCGACCTAGCGGTTGAGCTCAAGCGCCGTTGACGGTGGTGTAGGATGTGTGCCGTGGACCTGAGGCCGGTCAAAGCGACGATCCTGGATGACGACAAGTTCAGGCTCCTCGCCATCCCCTTCGGCGGTCCGATCCCCCACCCCGCGTTCCCCCGCGGGGTCGACCTCGACGGCGAGACGTTCACCGGCCGGACTGACCCTAAGAAGGCATGGCTGGACGCCCGTCCGACCGACTGGCATCACGGCGGCGATACGAAGATGGGCCGCGACGTCATCGGCAAAGCCATCAACATGGTCGAGGAAGAGGATGGCTGGTGGGTCGACATCTGGCTGGATCACGGCTCCCGGCGGCTCGACCTCATCCGGCGATTGGCGGAGCAGGCCAAGGCGGGCGGCAAGGCGCAGATCTTCGGCAGCAGCGAGCCGTTCCCCCGGTTCACCGCGTACGGTCCGTGGCAGGGCGGCGGCAAGGCGCTCACGGACTCGGCGCTGCGCCAGGACCACCCCCTCCGACGCGGGCTCGCGCGCGAGGTCATGGTGTGGCCGTACATGCGCCAGACCCTCTCCACCTCTCCACAGAACACCCTATCGACCATCCGACCGCTGAAGGCGGCGCTCGACGACCTCTGGTCTGACGGCGCTTCCCCCAGCGAGGCGATGTGGTCCGACATCGAGAGCGCGATGCGTAACCTCTCGGCTGACCTTCGGGGAACCCCGCGCGGCGACCTCGAGGCGAAGGCAGGGCGCGTGCTGAACGCCAACAACGAGGCGGACCTACGGGAAGCATTGAAGCTTCTCGAGCAGGCGATGGCCCGCGCGAGCGCGGTCATCGGCCGACAGCCGGACTACTCCCCAAAGGAGCAGCCCACCACCGAATAGAACCGCCCCGGCCCGAGTGCGGGTGAAGGCCGGACCAGCGTCTCCCTACCCGCGGGAGTTTCAACGTGTCCGAATCGTTCGTCCGGGAGGGCGTCGTAGGCGACGCCAATCCCGACACGGTCACGGCAGAGATGATCGGGAAGGCCGCTGCCAATCTCGACAAGCTCGCCGCTGACCTCCAGGAAGCACGCAAGGACGACACTGGCCGGTACAACGAGCTGCGCGAAGAGCAGCAGCGCGTGGCCGCCGATCTCACCCAGTTGAAGGCCAAGGCCGACGAGCAGGCCCGCGAGTCCGAGATCACCGAGGCCATCGAGAACGCGCGGGAGGCCAAGGCATTCGCCGACTCCTACCGCACCCCCTCGAAGGCGCGGCTCATCGGAGCGGGTCCGCGACCCGAGCACTTCGACGCCGACACCCGTGGCGCGTTCCTGTGGGGCGTCCACGAGGCCAACGCCCGCGACACCGATCGTCAGGCGGAGGGCAAGGCGATCCTCGCCGCGCTGCGCGACGGCCGACCGGATCCGATGAAGGCCGCCACGCCGGAAGGCAAGGCGATCCTCGAGGAACTGACCGGCTTCCGTTCGGGCGACCGTCACGCCTACCAGTACGAGGAAGCCTGGGGCAAGGCGACGCTCGGCACGACCGACGCGACGGGTGGCTGGATCATCCCGAACGCGATCGTGGACGACCTCATCGTCCCGGGCCAGGTCGCTGATATCTACCGGACGATCTGCACGGTCGTGAGTGGTGTCACCGCGTTCGCGGTCGACCTCCCGTTCCGATCCGCAGTCCGCACCCGGGCCGCCATCGTGGCGTTCGGCCAGACGAAGGAGAACGTCAACCTCGACTACAACGGGTACACCGCGACGATGTACACGTTGGCCCGCATCTACGACATCGGCAACCAGTTCCTTCGCCAGTCGCGCGGTGCGGCCGAGCAGGACGTCCTGTCCGAGCTCGCCGCAGCGTTCGCCCAGGGCGAGGCGTTCTACATCCGGGAGGGCACCGGCTCCTCGCAGCCGTTCGGCTACACCCCGGCGCTCACCAACGGACCGGCCGCGTTCCGGACCGCCTTCACGCCGTCGGCGACGACCCTCGCGGGTTCCATCGCAGTGGCGATCGCCACCGATGCCGGGGTCCTCGCGGGCCGCGGCGCGGCAAGCACCAGCGGGCAGGGCTTGGCGGCCGTGCTCTCGGCGACGGCCTACTGGACGATGCTCGCGCAGGGCACCGACTCGGCGGGCTTCTTCTTCAACCCGTCGGCCGGCCCGACGGCCATCAATGTCCCCGCCGGGACGCTCATCAGCCCGTTCGGCATCCCGGTCTACCCGGACGCCGACGCGGACCTGGAGGGCACCGCGGCAGTGGCCGACAACCTCGTGGTCGGCAACTGGAAGAAGTTCAAGATCTTCTTCGGGCAGTCCTACCGGGTCGACTCGTCCGACCAGGCAGGCACCCGCTGGGACACGAACCTCACCGGCTTCCGAGGCGAGGAGGAGATGGGCTTCGACGCCCGACCGGCCGTCTATGCCGGCTACTTCCAGATGAACACGGACGTCATTCCGTAAGGCGCATCCGCAACGTGGACGGTGGTGTAGTGCCACCGTCCACACCCGCACGGAGGGCCAGAGATGGCTCAGTCCAAGTCGCTCAAGAAGGCAGTCGACAAAGAGGTTGACAAGGCGACCGAGCGTGTCCAGAAGGGCAACGTGGCAACCGCCACGGATCCTGCCGACACCGCGAAGCCGGCGAACGAACCGCCCGCCGCCGATCTGCCAACCGGCCAGCGTTCACACCCTGGCTGAACCACATGGAGTCGGATGGTTCGGTTCAACCCCGTCCGACGCCACCGTCCCGGGACCCATCCCTGCCCTTTGGGTCCCGGGACTCCTCTATACTGTCGGGCAGTTAGGGCAGTAGCGAAAGGGCAGGGATGCACGAATCCGTCATGGAATACGTGACAGGGATCGTTGAGTCGCGCGAGCTCGCTGGACTCCGAACCCTGGAGATCGGCTCCTACGACTTCAACGGCACGGTCCGGGGCTTGTTCACGGGCGAGTACGTCGGCATCGACACCCAAGAGGGCAAGGGCGTGGACGAGGTCATGGACGCCGCCGCGCTGACCTTCGATGACGCCTCGTTCGATGTCGTCGTCTCGACCTCGATGCTGGAGCACGACCCCGCGTTCTGGCGGACGCTCCCCGAGGTCGGGCGGGTCCTGCGACCTGGGGGCTACCTGATCCTGACCACCGTCCGCGAGTCGTTCCCGGTCCACAACGAACCCGACTACTGGCGGTTCCTGCCGGCCACCGTGCCCATCCTGATGGGGCTGGCGGGCTGCGAGATCGTGGACGAACGCGATGACCCCCAATCGGGCGGTCCACAAGTCACGGGGAGGCGACGATGAGCGAGCGAATGGGCGGATACGCCGTTGGGAGTCTGATCGGCTTTGGGATTTGCCTTGGCCTTGGCTTCCCTGCCGATCGGTGCGGCTGGGGACTCGCGGCGGCACTCACGACCATCACAGTCCTCGAATGGTTCCATTCTTGGGCGTTAGCGCGATGAGCGGCGCTCTTGAGGCTACGTCCCTCCGCGAGTGGGCCGACGAACAGGTAGACATGGCCCCGCATATCCAGACGCTCACCAAGTGGGCGGCCCAGGCCAAGACGATCATCGAGTTCGGGGTTAGGGGCGGCGTCTCAACCTGGGCGCTCCTCGACGGGCTGCCCGCTGACGGGTCGCTGTGGTCGGTCGATATCGTGGATTGCGTGGTCCCGCCGCGCGTTCAGAATGACCCGCGATGGCTGTTCCTAGTCGGTGATGACATGGACTCGGCAATCCAAGACGAACTCCCGGACCGCGCGGACCTCGTGTTCATCGACACGTCCCACGAATACGAGCACACCGTTCGGGAACTCGCCTACTCGCTGACCTTCCAGCCGAAGCGGATCGTGATGCACGACTTCGTCATGGAGCCGGTGGCCCGGGCGGCGTACGAGTTCATGGCCCGCGAGGGCTGGCACCTCATCGACAACGAACTGCCGTTCGGGCTGGCGACCCTCGAACCGCTATGAGGACCACGGTATTCGTGCTTGCGGTCAAGGTCAGCCGTCAGTACTGGAAGGCCGAACGGAAGGACGCGGACGCCTTCGCTCAACAGATGCTCAATATCGCTAGCGACGAGGATCTCCGTGGACCGAGGGGCGGGCGGTATCGGCCAATCGGATTGCCCTACGACGTCCAGTCATCGGAACGGGTCGACAACGACTTCGCGATGAATCTTGTGACCTACAGCGCACACCAGCGAGCCGTCTACGTTCGGCCGCGACGATGAGGGCAGCCCTGCTCCCGACACCGGGCAACGTCGAGACGCTGGCCTACTGGCTCCGTAACTTCGCAACGTGGTCGAACTACGTCGATGAACTCCTGGTGCTCGTCAACGGCTCGACCGACGAACGGCTGGCCCGGATGGTTGGCGAAGCGGGCGGCCGGTGCGTCATGACCCCGGAACGGCTGGGCCACGACGGGGCGCTGCTGGCGCTGCTCAATGGGACGTCTGCCGAATACGTCGTGCTGTGCGAGGACGACGCCTACGTCCGGCATCCCGAAGCCGTCTGGGCGGCTTTCACCTCAGTTGAACGCCGCCATGTGGATATTGTCGGCTCGCCGCGACATGAGGACTACGCCGCATCGCCGCTTCAAGAGTGGGGGCCATATCAGCGGGGCGACCTTGCCGAACTACGGCATGGACTGTGGCCGACCTTCCTGTTTATCCGTCGGGCCGCACTCATGGAAACTGACCGCGAGTTCGGGGACCAACGATGGTGGCTCGGCGAGGGCATCGTCGGCTGGGGCAATGTGACCAAGGAGGCGTGCGAGTTCGTTGGAGTAGACCCCGACTACATCCACCTCGACACCCTGTTCGGGACGACCTTCCAGCTGCGAAACCGAGGGCTGTTCACGAGGCTCGTCCACCACGTCCGCCTGTTCGATGCCCTTGCGGTGGAGCAATGGATCGCCGAGGATCCGCCGTGGTTCCACGTCACCGGCCTCTCGACACTCGACCAGCTGGACGGTCCATTGGCGACCCTCCCCGACTACGGCCCGGGCGGCGGCTTGTGGACCCGTAGGCTGGCGTGGTGGGGCAGGATGGGCATCGACACGACACCGTATCTCGCCCGGATGGACATCGACCTGGACGAGCTCGCGCGCTGGGACGCCCGGTTCGCACCGTGGGTGACGTGGGATGTATGACCTCCGGATCGGGCGGTTCCGGACCCCGGGCGGTCACGATCTGCTGATGACGTACCGGGACCACACCAATGACGCGAACACCCTGACCGCATCGCTCGACCAGGACGAGTACGGGCTGCCCCATGACCTCGAGGGCGTGGCGCTGGACATCGGCGGCTACCTCGGCTCGGTCGGCATCGCGCTGGCCGTCGACAACCCCGACCTCCGGGTGCTCATCGTGGAACCCGTGCCGCCGAACATCGACCTCATCCGCACGAACATCGAGGCCAACGGCGTCGGCGCGCGGGTGTGGCTCATCGAAGGCGCGGTCGGCAAGTCGGGGTTCGTCGACGTGTCCTACGGGTTCACCGGCAGCGAGTCGGCGACCCACCACGCCTTCGTGGGGAACTCGTCCATCCTAGCAACGAGCGACGCGGCAGCGACCATCAGCTACCCCGCGACCACATTGCAGACCCTTGTGGCGATGGCCGGCGGGGACGTGGCGTTCTGCAAGATCGACACCGAGGGCGCGGAGTTCGCGTTCCTCGACAGCCCCGCGGTCGGCAAGGTGGAGACGTTCGTCGGGGAATGGCACAACACCCACGGCACGCAGGACGACATCATCGGCCTACTGTCCGAGACGCACGTCGTTACGTTCTCGGGGCCGTTCGAGGGACCGGGCGGGTTCCGGGCGGTGCGGCGGTGAGGTTCACCAGCCGGGAGACGGGCGTCGAGCCGGACATCCACCCGTCGGTGCTCATGGACGCGATGGTGGACTGCATCCACAAGGTGACCATCGAGAAGGATGCGTTCTCGGGGCACGACGTCATGATCCTGACGGGCAGCCACGACCCCAACGTGTTCGGAGCCGAGCGTAGGGTGACGTCGGGCGGCGGGCCGGTCCACATCAAGGAGGGCGCTTGGCTGTGCACCCGCTGCATCATCGTGGGGCCGGTCACGGTCGGTCGGTTCGCGGTGGTGGCGGCGGGCTCGGTGGTGGTCGATGATGTGCCGGACTACGCCCTGGTGGCAGGGGTGCCGGCGCGGGTCGTCAAGTACTACGGAGGGCAGGACGATGGGTAACCCGGTAACAGAAGCGGAGTTCTGGTCGCGCGCGAAGGTGACGCCGCGCGGGTGCTGGGAATGGCAGCGCGGCCTGAACAGGGGCAAGGAGCGCGGCTATGGGCGGCTCAAGTTCCGGGGGCGCTATATGCTCGCGCACCGGGTCGCGTGGATCCTCCAGCGGCATCCGGTCATCGGTCCCAACGAACGCATCCTGCACGCCTGCGACAACCCGCCGTGCATCAACCCGTCGCACCTGTTCGCTGGGACGCAACTGGACAATATCCGGGACCGAGACGCGAAAGGCCGTACCAAGAAGGGATCGGATAGCCCGCATCGGTTCGCGCCGGGGGTTGCCCATCGCGCTGCGCTGGCGGGCTGGGAAACCCGGCGAGCAAGGGCAGCCCGATGATGCTCCACGTCGTCCAGGCGCTCTCGCACAGCGTCGAGAGTTACGACATGCTCAAGCTCTACAAGCGGATCGGCGTGGAAGCCTTCGATATCGGTCCCTACATCGATCCCCAGCATCCCCACGTCGATACCCGGCCGCCGTCCGATATGACCTTCTTCCCGGACCTCAAGGGCGCCGTCGATGCCATCGGCTCAGACGACAACCTGACCGCTGCCCAGGAGCATCTTCCCGACGCGCTGTTGGACTGGGCCGACGTGATCGTGTTCCACCATTATCTAGAACGCCTGGTCGGGGATTGGCCGCGGATCCGTGACTGGATGCGGGGCGCTCCGGGTCGGCGGGTCATCTGGCGAACGGTCGGGCAGTCGGTAGAGAACAACGAGCGGATGATGGGACCGCTCCGGGCGGACGGGCTCGAGCGGGTCGCCTACTCACCCAACGAGCGGTTCATCCCGGGCTACATCGGGCACGATGCGCTGATCCGGTTCGGCAAGGACCCCACCGACTGGTACGGATGGACGGGCGACAAGGCGGTGGTGGGCAACGTGACCCAGGGACTACTGCGGCGTGACCCGTGGACGAACTACGGCTTCTGGGAGGAGGTGACCCGTGGGCTTCCACGGCTCCCGGCTGGTCCGGGATCGGAACTCCACGGCGGGCTGGGCGAGCTCGGCTATGACGAGATGCGCCAGTACCTCCGGGACATCCGGGTCTACCTCTACACCGGCACCCAGCCCGCGTCCTACACGCTGGGACTCATCGAGGCGATGATGACCGGCGTCCCGGTGGTCAGCATCGGTCCCGGGTACATGCAGATCTTCGGCTACCCGGAACTGTTCGAGGGCCACGAACTCGCGGTCCATTGGGCACCCACGCCGGATGGCGCGGCCTATATGCTCGACCAAGTTCTGACGACAGACATCGGGCAGTCGTGGTCGGCGCTTCAGCGAGAGATGGCCGTCCGCACATTCGGCCTCGACACCATCGCTGACCAGTGGGCATTGTTCCTCGGCGTGACGGTCCATGCCTAACGTCCTGGCCGATCGCCACCATTCGGGGCTGTACCACTCCCTCCAGCTGATGGCCGCGCGCTTCGGCTGGACGCTCTACACCCCGGCGGGCATGGACTGGTGGCACGCCGACTATTGGGAGTTCGGGCGCTCGACGTACGGCGACGACCGGCTGGCCCAGCAGTTCCTCATGGCCGACCCCGGACCGGACGGCGAGTTCCCCGACTGGGACGTGCCGACCGTGACGCTGACCGAGGCGCAGGGCATGGAGTGGGCCTACGTCATCGCCTCGGTCCCCGATAACGAGCCCGGGTTCGCGCGCTTCGCATCCGAGCACGGCGCGAAGTTCGTCATGCAAGTCGGCAACACCGGGCAATGGGTCGATTGGTCGCGCGATCCGCTGGTGCTGTCGTCCTCGGAGTTCATGCCCATCGAGGGGCGGGGCGTGGTCTATCACCAGGAGATGGACCCGGTGGCGTTTGATGAACCCAGCGTGGGCGCGCGCGGGCGTATTCGGTCGGCGGCGTCGTTTGTCAACTGCATGACCTCAATGGGGGCTTGCTGGGACCTAGTGGAGGAGGCGTATAGGAAGGGGCTACCCGTGGCCGTGTACGGGATCGACAGTCCCTATGGGCGCTGCGGGATCATCAAGCCGTATCGGAGACTCGTCGAGTTGATGGGTATCTACGGCTGGGGCTGGCACGACAAGGCGCAGGGCGACGGCTTCGGGCACGTCATCCACACCTGGGCGGCGGTCGGTCGGCCGCTCATCGGGCACGCCTCCCACTACGCCGACCGGATGGCCGAACGGTTCTGGCAGGACGGCGTGACGTGCATCGACCTCGACCGACACACGATCCCCGAGACGGTGGAGATGGTGCGGACGATGACGCCCGAGCGGCACGAGGAGATGTGCCTGGCGATCCGGGCCGAGTTCGACGCCATCGACTGGGACGGCGAGGCCGAGGCTATCCGGGCGCTGCTGGCGTGACGCGGATCCTGTTCTGGGGCGACCTAGCCGGGACGGGCTTCGGTTCGGTCACGCTCGATCTGGGCAAGGCGCTGCTCGACCTCGGCCACGACGTCCGGTTCATCAGCCAGAACGAGCTCGGCGACCTCCCCGCACCGTTCGACTCGCGGACGTTCCGGGTCAACGATCCGAACGGCTGGCTGGCCCTCAAGGCGGCGGGTATCACCGGGCTCATGGACGGCACGGTCTGGCCGGACCACTGGATCCCCGACGCGGGCATCGTCCTTGGCGACTTCTTCGCGATCCGCGAGGTCGTGCTGGCGAACGAGGAGACGCGCACCGCCTTCTCGACCGTGCCGACGTTCCACTACTGTCCGATCGAGGGTGTCGACCTTCCACCGACCTGGAGCGCGCTCTGGGAGGTCGTCGCACCCATCGCCATGTCCGAGTTCGGGGCGTTGTGCATCGAGAAGGTGACCGGGTCCAAGCCGCCGGTCGTATACCACGGCGTCGATACCGACCAGTTCCGCCCCGTCTCCCCCACGAGGCCGCTTTGGATCGGCGGCAAGGCGCTGCGCTCCAAGGCTGATTGCAAGGCGATGTTCGGGGCCGACCCCCGGTCACGGTGGCTGCTGCGGACCGATCGGTTCATGCCCCGCAAGATGTACCCGGCCATGCTCCGGGCCATCGCGCCGGTCCTGGCCTCGCACCCCGACGTGCAGATGGTCATCCATTGCCGGTCCATCGACCAGGGTGGCTACCTCCCCGACACCATCGCCAAGTACCCTGCGTTCATCAGCCGGCGCATGGTGCTGACGGGCTTCCACGATATGGCGGGTGGGGCTAGTCGGGACATACTGACCGCGTTGTACAATGCGGCGGACGTGTACGTCTCAACCTCCGCCGAGGGGTTTGGGCTGACCGTGGCCGAGGCGATCGCCTGCGGGACCCCGGCGGTCGGGCTTGACTACTCCGCCGTCCCCGAAGTCATCGGCCCCGCAGGGCTGACGGCCCCCATCGCGGGCCTCATCGACAACGGCTATGACCATTTCTGGGCGTTGCCCAACGAGAAGGCGTACGGCCCCATCGTGGCCTCGCTGCTCGATGATGACGTGCTCCGGCGTAGGCTGGGCATGGCTGGGCCGGGGCACGTCGCCGCCAACTTCAGCTGGGCCAAGGCCGCCATCCAGTTCTCGGCGGCTATCTCCGACCGCTTGAGGGCCGCCGCATGACCGCACCCAGCCTGACCTTCGCACAGGCGGTGCGCGACTTCCTCGACCTCGACGTGGACAGCACGTCCAAGTACACCGATCAGACCATCAACTCCAACATCCGGATGGCGTCATGGATGCTCGAGCGCGCGACCAACCGGCTGTTCGGGGACCGCACCCAGGCCATGACCTTCTCGACCAACGGCAACGCCTCGGTCACGATCCCGGGGCTTCGGACGCCGGGGACGGTGACGTGGGCAGGCTCGACGCTCATCCAGGATCAGTCGTACTGGCTCATCCCGGACCTCCAGCAGACCGGGGTGTTCACCGGGATCCAGCTGCGCGGCTTCAACACCCGCACCGATGGCCCAGCGTATCTCGCCTACTCGGACTGGTTCGACACCAACAAGGATTCACCGAAGTGGGGCGGTGCTGGAGCGAGCGCGTTGCCCAACGACCTCGTGTTCAGTGCCGCCTCGACGTGGGGCTATTCAGACGCCAACCTCCCCGAGCCGGTTCGGTTCGCGACCAAGGTGCTCGCGGCATTCCTGACCAAGTACCCCGATGCCGTGCTGGTGTCGTCCATCGCCACAGCCAACGACGGCACGATCGACTACTCGGGCTGGCCGCTGCCGGTGCAGGAGTTCATCTCCTCGTGGGCCATCCCGGTGTCGGTCGCCGGGACGTGAGCGACCTCAAGGGCTACTCGCAACTCCAGGCGCGGTTCAAGGCGCTGGGCAAGACGGAGCAGCTGGTCCGCAAGATCGTCATCCGCGGCACCGCCAACGCCAAGCACATCGTCCCCCGCAAGACCGGCAACCTCGGCCGGACTATCAGACCGGGCCGGATCACCCCCACCACGGGCGAGCTCGTGGCGGGCGGACGCCTGAATGTCGGCTACGCCAAGCCTGTCGAGGTGGGCAGCCGGCCGCACATCATCCGACCCGTCCGGCGCAAGGCGCTGGCGTGGGGCGGCGATCGGCGGCTGTCCGGTAGCCTGCGAACCGGGGCCAGTGCCACCCACTTCGCCACCATCGTCCACCACCCGGGCAACCGGCCGCATCCGTACCTCGTGCCTGGCTTGCAGGAGGCCGTCAAGCAGGAGGGTTCCAAGGCCGTCGTCGCGTTGTGGGATAGCGGCGCGTGACCACCACCTGGCGGGCGGACGTGACTGCGGCCGTGGTCGCCATCCTCAACGATGAGGTCGCCGCCAACCCGACCCTGCTCCGCAAGGCGTACCCATCCCGTCCCGGGTCGTTCGGGGAAACGCCAGCGGCCTACATCTCGGGTCGGGCCGAGAGCATCACCCACGACTCGGGTACCCGGACGCGAACGTTCGACGGCCTGACCTTCACGATCGTCGACTCCTACCGCGACAACATCCAGACGACGGATCCCCTCGACGATGTCGTGGACAACCTCGTGGACCGCTTCGACATCATCACGAACGTCCAGCGCATCGCCTCGTCGATCATCGAGATCACGTCCATTGTGGACGTCGATGTAGAACTTCTCCGTCCAGACGGGACCACGGTGGCGTATCGTGGTGTCGTGTTCACCCTCGGTCGCACCGCCAAGCTGGAGGGCCGCCAATAGCCCTGGGTCATTCGTTCCTCCGTGGGCAGGCGTGAGGTCGCATCGCATCTCCTGATCCCTCGCACCGCCACACCATCGGAGGAACGCTATGGCTCCAGTCGGCGATGGCCTAGTCAGGCTTCGCACCAACCAGCTGGGCAAGCAGACCGTATTCGGCACTGCTGTCGCAGCCACCCGCCGGGTCCCGTGGAAGGGCATCGGCGTCTACGATCCCCAGCGGACCGACCTCGACGTGGACACCGGGTCCATCGACCCGATCATCCCGCCGATCGCCGGGGCTCCGAACATCAGCTGGTCGCCCACCGGGCCGATGTTCTACAACGAGCAGCCCGCCCGGGCGGCGGCGTGCCTCAAGGGCGGCGTCACCCCCACGGGCGCGACGGCCAAGACGTGGGTCTACCAGATCGCCTCGCTCACCGCGGATCCGTTCGAGTACTTCACCCTAGAGACCGGCGACGATACGTCGGCCACTGACGGCATGGTGTTCCGTGACGGTGTCATCGACACCTACCAGGAGACGGTCCCTGAGGATCTTGGCGTCCTGACCTTCTCGGATACGTGGGCCTTCGCGCAGGGCTCCCTCGCCACCAACCGGACCGGCGCGCTGACCGTCGACTCGGCCCCGACCCCGATCATGGGCGACGAGTCGAACATCTCGATCGACGTGGCTCCCGGCTCGATGGGCATCACGGTCGTCAACAACGCCCTGCATGGACTTCAGCTGAGCATCACCAACAACCTCGACAAGAAGCGGTTGGCGAACGGCTCCAACTCCCGCCGCGCGTATGCCGGCTACGCCCGCGGGGCGCGCCAGATCGAGCTCGTCCTGACCTTCGCCAAGGAAGCTCTGCCGATCTCCGAGCGGGCGACCCTCACCAACGCCACCCCATCGGCGCGCTACATCCGGTTCAACAACGTCTCCCAGACCGTGGTCCCGACCACCGCGACGCCGTACAGCTACCAGTGGGACGGCGCGTTCAAACTGTACAACGCGGCGGACGGTGAGATCGGCGGCAACGCGACCCTGATCCTGACGTACCACGCCTTCTACGACTCCACGCTGACCTACGCCTACAAGCAGACCATCGTCAACAGTCGGACCACCCTGTAATGGGCACCGAAGGGCAGGTCCGGTTCCGCGATTGCCAGTGCCCGGGCACGCCGCACAACGGCAAGGACGGGGCGGACGACGGAGATATCGTGTATCTGCGCCCGGTTCTCGGCTTCGCGGCTGGGGCCGAGGCGGTGCGGATGCTGGGCGAGGCGATGATCGTCGTCTCGCCGACCGGAGGCGGGCCGAGCGGGCAGGATCCGATCGTCGACAACAGCCGATCCGGTGAACTGGTCGGCCCGGTCTACATCCGGGCAGGCGTCACGGGCTGGAACCTTGTCAATGAGGACGGTCCGGTGCCTCTCGATGTCGAGGTGCTGCTGGCGAACTACACCTGGGCATACCCGATCGCGGAGGCTGCGGACGATCTGTATTCGCAGGCGCTCATCGACCCTTTGCTCAAGAGGATGAACGGTACATCCGGGAATGGGCAGACCGGCGCGTCGACCCGTCGCATCCCGCGTTCATCCAAGCCTCGCCCCTCGCGGCGCGCCTCATCGTCGGCCAACGGTTCGGCTGGTCGGCAGTCAGTACCGAACCCATGACCTGGCGGGAGGGCTTCGCCGCACTCCAACTCGTGGCCGAGGAGGAGATCGGCGTCGCCCTGCGTCAGCAGTCCCGCAGCGACAACGCGACCGAGGACGCCAGCCTCGAGGCGCTGCGGCGCGAGCAGTTGGAGAAGCTGTAGATGGCCTTCGGCGAAACGGCTGAACTGGTCGCGCTGCTCAAGCTCAACGACCAGTTCTCCGGTGCCCTCAAGAACGCCAACAAGACCCTGACGGGTTTCGATGCCAACCTGTCCCGGACGTCGACCCGCGGCTACCAGGCCGGTCAGCAGATCGGGACCGGCATCAAAAACGGCATCAAGATCGCCACCGTCGCCATCGGCGGTCTCGTCGCGCTGCTGGTCCTGTCGGCCAAGGAGGGGCAGGAGGCACAGCGCGTCCAGAAGATCTACGCGACCGCCATCGCCAACTCGGGCAAGGTATCGGCGGACTACGTCAAGGCGCTCAACGCGCAGCAGAAGGCGCTTGAGGATCTAGGCGGGGTCGATGACGAGCTCATCAAGTCGGAGCAGACCCGTCTGATCCAGATGGGGCTGACCGGCGACCAGATCCTCAAGATAACGCCGCTCATCCTCGACTTCTCCAAGGCGACGGGCGTCGACCTGTTGACCGCCACCAAGCTCGTCGGCAAGGCGGTCGAGGGCAACACCGGGGCGCTCTCTCGGTACGGCGTCATCGTCGACAAGGCCAAGGCCAAGGTCGACCCGTTCACGGCTACCCAGGATGCGCTAACCAAGTCCTTTGGCGGGACGACCAAGGCACTGTCCGGCGAGTTCGACACTCGGCTGGCGGCGCTCGGTCAGCACCTTGCCGACATCCGGGAAGAGGCGGGTATCCGGTTGCTCCCTGCGCTGACCAAGATCACCGACGTCGTGGGGCGGAGGCTGGTCCCGGCCTTCGGTGAGCTCATCAACGCGATCCTGCCATCTGCTATCGCCGGACTCGACAAGCTCGCCGGCTTTCTTGAGTCGGGCGGTGCCTCGGACACCATCGACTCGCTCCTCAAGACGGTGCGCGACCTGGCCCCGATCATTCAGACATCCGCCGAGATCACCGGGCGCGTCATCACGACGGCGGTCAACCTGTTCAAGTCGCTTCCGCCCGAGATTCAGTCGCTCGCCATCGCGGGCCTCGCCATCAACAAGTTGACCGGTGGGCTGGTCACGAACATCGCGGGCGGACTGCTCTCGGCGGTGCTGGGTCAACTCAGGTCGGCGGTCGTCAACATCGCGGCGGCCAACGTCAACGTCGTGGGCGGTGGCGGTATTCCTGGCGTGGCACCTACCGGCGGTCCGGGAGTCGTGGGGACGATCGCCAAGGCCATCATCCCGGTCGCTATTGTCACGATCGGGGCCGAGGCGGCGTTGCAGTTCTCGGGCATCTTCCAGCCGAACCACCAGTTCACCGACCCGGATACCGGACAGACTCGGGTATTCCGAGGAACGAACGTCCTATCGGAGCGGATCCTGAACGTCCAGAAGAACATCGCGGCGCTCGAGGGTCGGGCATTGGCTGGCGATAGGGTCGCCCAACGGCAACTCGCCGATCAGCGGGCACTGCTGGCACGGCTCCTGTCTACGAACAATCGGCAGACCGGCATCGAGGACCGTTCCCACGACGCCATCGAGAAGCTGCGGGGAGAGGCGCGGCGGACGACGGTGGCGATCCAGCGAAAGGCCCTCTCGGTCAACATCAACCAGACGGTCAAGCAGTTCACCTACGTCAACGGGCGGTTGTTCAACGCGGCCACGGCCCGCTACCTGTCGTCCATCGACACCCGGTTCCCGAACCTCAACTAGATGGACGTCACCCTCGCCGGTTCCTCGATCACCTACGAGCCCGACGACGACCAGCTTGGGCGGGTATCCCTGGAGCTCGCCGCGATGGACGGCGAGATAGGCTACGGGCAACTGCCGGTCAACGACGCATTGGCCGCGATCGACGTCGCGACCGGGCGGGCGGTCCGCATCTCCGAGTCCAACGCCCGGGTCGTCGACGGCTTCATCGTCGACCACGACCGCGACCGCGGACCCCTACCGGCTGGGACGGCCCGCGAGTACGTCTACTCGGTGGCGGATCCGAACGCCATCCTCGAGGGCTTCCGGGTCGTCCGCTCCCGCCCCTCCGAGACGGACTACGCCCGGGTCATCGCGTTCGTAGCGGCGGACATGGACCGCTGGGACGTCGATACGACCTGGGTCCTGTCCGCATCACCGGTCACGATGCCCGCCAAGGACTACTCGGGTACAGGTTGGTCGGAACTCATCACCGACCTCGTGGAGTTCACCGGCAAGACGCTGTTCGTCCACGACAAGGCGTTTGGCGGACGGTGCCTCCACTACCACCTCCTGACCTCGGGCCACACCTCGACGCTGACCATCTCGGACGTGCCCTCGGCGGTCAACGGGATCACGGTGTTCGCGCCGCAATCCCCGACGCGCACCAAGACCTCGATGGACCTCCGCAACAACATCATGGGCCGTGACCAGTCGGGCCGGACCTCAACCAAGTCCGATTCCACGTCGATCACCACCCACGACGCGGATGGGCTGCGACACGAGGAGTTGTACGACTTCGAGGCGCTTAGTCAGGCGGACCTGGAGGTGAAGACCGCAGCCCTGCTTGCGTCGAACAAAGAGGACACCATCACCTACCGCTGCACCATCGGACCCCTCGATGGGACGGCGCTGACCAAGATACGGGTGGGCGACTACATCACCACGACGTCGTCGGTCATGGGCCTGACCGCATCGGCGCAGCGCATCTCGCACATGACCCTGACACCCGTCTCGGCGGCTGCGAGCGGGCTTGGCTGGAACGCAGCGCTCGAGCTCGGCGCACCGATCCGGCGTCGGGCGCGGGTCAAGCCATACATCCGTCAAGTCGTGCCGGCCCCGACCGAGCCACCGCCGGCAACGCTGCCCTTCGAGGGCACTGGCCTGACGACGCTCGGAACGGAATCAGTCCTGAACGCCGCCGCGATATGGTCAGTGAAGCGTTATCGCGGCGTCAACACGGTGTTCGGTCCGGGCGATCTGATAACACACGAGCTCGGGACCCCCGTGATTGGAGCATCACTCGAGAACTTCCCGCAGAGTTCGGGCAATGGCATCCCCTATGAGAAAGAGACTCGCGTATTCGTTTCCCACGACGTCCCAGCTGGGACGGAGTTTGCCATCATCAATACGCGGGCCTACGCCTATACCGGGTTCTCGGGGGTCTATGCCACGACGGTCCGATGGCAGCTGCGAACGGCTCTGTTCGACCCGACGACGGGACCGACCTGGGATTCCATCCGCGACATCATCGGCTCGGGCACCCTCAACCCTGATACGACGGCCGGGACCATCGGGGATTTCGACACGGTCGATCCGACCATCCGTATCCCGGTCGTGGATGGACGCATCCAGCTGGTCAGCCTGTACGATCCCGATCAGGTCTACGTCAATAGCTTCCAGGGCGGAACGTGGCACGCCTACCCGCGATATCCGAACTTCCTGAACACGTATGCACAATCCACGGATGGGATCGGCCACGCGATCGTATCAGCCTACCCATCGACTCAGAACTACATCCTCACCTACGAGGCCGAACGGGTCCCGGTGCGGGCGCAGGAGGTGGTGGACGAGGACGATGGAACGGGCGATGGGGTGACAACCCTGTTCTCGACCGACTTCCCGTATCTCGCCGGGTCGTTGACGGTTACTTGTAGCGGGCTGCCCGAGTACAGCATCACCGAGACGGACCCGACGACGGGCGCGTACACCTTCGGCTCGCCGCCATTCAACGGTGAGGAGATCCGGACGACGTATAAGGCAGCGGGGACACCATGACCTACACGCGACCGCACGAGGATCGGCTGGGCGACAGCGGCGCGACTGTCGGACAGACCCTCATCCGAACCGGCACCGGCACCGCGTCCTGGGGTGCTCCCGGGATCACGCCGCACGTCGTCTACGCCGAATGCACCACGCCCTCGGCGACGGTCGGGGAGAACCCCCTGCCCTTCGACACCTACCGCGACGAGGGGCAGGGGGTCATCAGCGGGGCGGGCCTGACCGCTGCGCTGGCCGCCATGAACCTGACCCTTAGCGGCAACGTGTTCACCACGACCGAGATCGGCATCTACCACCTCGAACTGAGCTTCACCCCGCGCACCGCGCCGGCACTCCAGGGCAGTACGATCTTCTTCTTGACCTCGGGCTACCTCGCCGAGGACTACGTCCAGTGGGGCGTGTGGACGACCGGCGTGGACAACAACCCGCCGGGCCGGACCAACATCAGCTTCAGCGTGTGGCTCGACGTCGGCGAGACGTTCAAGGTGGTCACGGCGACCAACGGCACCACGTCGCTGGGCGTCATCACGCAGGCCGTCATGTCGATCATGCGGGTGGTGTAGATTAGGGTATTGACAGCGTACGCGCAGGGTGTAGTATTCCGGTTGTGATGACCCTACCGGAAGCGGCCAAGGCGCTCGGCCTCAAGCCCTCCACCCTTCGCCATCAGATCAAGAACGGCAAGCTCGCCGCCCGGAAGGTGTCGCGCGACTGGTATCTGACGACTGAGGAAGTCGAGCGATACCGCCGCGAGCATCGGAACTCCGAAGGTACGGCGGCATGAATGGCGAGCAGCGCGAACTGCGACGCAAGGCGTACCTGGCGGTGAGGCGGGCGCTTCGTAATGGGACGCTCGTCCGTCAGCCTTGCGAGATGTGCAGCGACCCGTTCAGTCACGCGCATCATCGCTGGGGTTACGTGGACCCGCTGCGGGTTGTATGGCTATGCGCTTACCACCACGAGGAAGAGCACGGCCAGATGCGCGCAGCCCAGCCCCGGCGGTTCTACCGGGAACCTCGCCACTGGCAGTACAGCGAAACGACCGGCCCGAAGCCAGCCATCGCTCATATCGAACGGCTCTTCGGCCTTCTCAATGACCACGAGCGCCGGCAGATGTTCCGTCGCTTGGTCGAACTCATGGGGGAAAGCGCAGCATGACACCGCTGACAGTCCGCAGGCTCCGCGTCAAGGCGACACTCCAGACCACGCAGCTGTTCCGCCGCTACCGCTCGCGCCCGTGGTGGGAGATGACCCTCTGGACCGAGGCCGAGAAGCGGCTTGCGTGGGGCGATCGGTGACCCGCGACGACTGGCGCGAACTCGTCCTGGCGATCCCCGCCGCGATCATCGTCCTCGTGGCGATGTGGCTCGGCATGGCCCTCCTGTTCGCACTGGCTCCTCAATGACCGGCTCCGCGGCCCGGGCAGCGTTCGACTCAAAGGCTGTTGGGGCAGCCACGAGCGGGGAATACGCTGCGCGGACCGGGGCGTCGGACGAGGACCCGGTAGCCCCAAGGCGCGCCCGTCTGGCGACACCCCCCTCCTGGCGGGCGCGCCTCAACCTTTCGTAGTCCTCAGAAGGGTAGGAGTCCTCATGGATCGCACACTCGTGGCCCACGCCACCCTCACCGGCTTGGAGGAACAGATCCGTTCCCGCTGGGCGGACGAGCAGTGGTATCGCGCCAACTCCTGGGCCAACTGGCCGGACATCCGCAAGGAGAACATCGCCATCCTGCGATCGCTGATCCGCATCGCCCGGGCAGGCCGGCACACCGCGCGGAACGTCGCACCGGACCCCATCGACCAAGCGAAGCGAGAGGACGACCGATGGCCGGTCTACCCCGATGGCTCGCCCGTATATGGTCAACGCACCCGACTCGATACCGCGATGCTGGACTGGCGCGACGACTCCGGTTGGCGCGAGGGCCAGCCCGAGTTCAACGGTGCGTTCCGATGACCCCCAAGACCGGCGATACCATCGTGCTGTACGGGGAATCCATGCTCATCCGGCGGATGACCGACCGAGGTCACGGTCCGGTCGTAGTCACCGAGGACGCCCGGGGTTGGCTCATCGAACGGCGCGTCGACTCCCTGGAATGGGTCGAGTCCCTGAACGCATGGCGACCCATCGCTGACCGACCGGCTGACGTCACGGCTTGGAAGTTGGACAACGAGATGGGCGTGTCCGTCCCCCTCAGCTACATGGAGGAGGAGTGATGCCGGTCGTCGACCAGCCCAAGTCGAAGGGCGGGTTCGCCCTTGGCGACTACGTCGAGGTCAAGGACCGGATCAAGCTGTTCTACGCCGCGTGGCCCGATGGCCGGCTCGTCACGGATCGGGTGGAGATCTGGCAGGACGACGAGGTCCCGCGGATCGTGGTCCGGGCGTTGGCCTACCGCACCATCGACGACCCGCACCCCGGCGTCGGCTGGTCGTGGATGGGACTGCCGGGGACGACCAACTACACCCGCGGCTCCGAGTTGGAGAACACTGAGACGTCGGCATGGGGTCGGGCCATCGGGTCGCTCGGCATCGCCCTCGACAAGAGCATCGCATCGGCGGACGAGATCCGGGGCAAGTCGGGCGAGGCCGCACCGGCACAGACGACCGTGGAACAGACCGAGGGCGGCCTGATCGGCGTCGCGTCGGTCGGCAAGTCGTCACCCGTCGACGGTGAGATGCGCGAGACGCCGCAGGGCATGTCGGTCGGCTTCGTCATCGGGGAAGGCCGCGACAAGGTCCAGGTGGTCGCGTACGGCGCACTGGCGAACATCCTCCACGCCTCATGGGACTTCATGGGGAAGCGCGTCCAGGTCTACGGACCAGTCGAGCCGGTGACGATGCGGGTCGGCAACTATGACCGCAAGTTCCTGCGGGTCACCCTCGAGCGGATCGCCACGCCGGATTGGGTCGCACCGGCCCCGTCCACGGACAGCCCGGTTAAGCCCGAAGCCCTACCGATCGCCATGTTCGACAACGGGACGCCCGGACCAGACGCGGACGAGGAAGCCGCGATCCTTGCCCTCGAGATGGCCGAAGCCAGTAATGCGTGACAAGGTGACGCCCGACGTGGCGCTGTTCGTGTACGCGCGCGATCAGGCCTGCGTTGCGCCGAGTCTCGGCGGCTCGTTCACGGACTGCGCCGGTCCGACAGGCTTAGAGCACGTCAAGGCCGAACCCCGGATGAGCCGTCGCGCCCCGTCCTGTCCTTGCGCGCTGCTCGTCCTGTGCGACGGCCACCGGGAGCAGGGGATGAAAGCGGGCTTCGTGTGGTGCACCAACCGGGACAACCGGAACGCCTGCCGCGTCCACTTGGCGTCCTTCGGCTATGGGCCTCACGTCGAGGGGCACGCGGCGTTGATTCTGGGCGAAGCGGCCCGGTGGTCGACGGTATGAAGAACACGTTGGCCGCGCGGATTGCGCGCTACCTCATGGAGCACCCTGGGGCGTCGACGTGGGAGATGGCGGTCGACCTCCATATTGCGAACGTGACGGCCAGAATGTCCGATCTCCGGGACTCGGGCTACTACTTCGAGAAGTGGCGCGACGACAAGGGCGTCTATCGCTATCGGATCCTGACAGCCGCTGGGACGCTGGGGCTGTGACGCCGTACTACGCCGACGACTGGCTCACCGTCTACCTCGGCGACTGCCGCGAGGTCATGGCAGCGATGGAACTGGAGTCGGTCCACTGCGTCGTCACCTCGCCTCCCTACTGGGGGCTGCGAGACTACGGATCACCCGGCCAGCTGGGCCTCGAGCCGACCCCCGAAGCCTACGTCGAGTCGATGGTGGCCGTGTTCCGCGAGGTCCGGCGCGTGCTGCGGAAGGACGGGACGGTGTGGCTGAACCTGGGGGACTCGTATGCGACGGGAGGCGGTTCCGTTGGGCGAGCTCCGGGAGGCGGCGATCAGGGCGAGCGGTTCATCCGCGCCGGGATGATCGGGACACAGCCGAACCGGATGCCGATCCCCGGCCTCAAGCCCAAGGATCTAGTCGGCATCCCCTGGCGCGTCGCCTTCGCCCTCCAGGCGGACGGCTGGTATCTGCGCTCCGACATCATCTGGTCGAAGCCGAACCCGATGCCCGAGTCGGTCACGGATCGCCCGACCAAGAGCCACGAGTACCTGTTCCTGCTGTCGAAGTCCACACGGTACTACTACGACCAAGACGCGGTGCGAGAGCCGGCGACACGCTTTGAGGGTTTCTATGGCAGCGAGGGTCGGTTCAACTCGTCCAACAATGGGCAACGGAATGATGGCGGGAGGTCGCAAGAGGAAAGCGGGCTAGCCGGTCGCAACCTCCGCTCCGTCTGGACGATCGCCACCCAGCCCTACCCCGGCGCTCACTTCGCCACGTTCCCGCGTGCCCTGGTAGAGCCGTGCATCAAGGCGGGCACGTCAGAGAAGGGCGTATGCCCGAAGTGTGGGGCACCGTGGGTGCGGGAGGTGGAGCGCGAGATGGTGCCCGGCCGCGTTAGTGGTAAGGGCAACCGCGCCGCACTCGGGGATGTGTCGCCATCGTCCGTCTTCGTAACGGGTCTGGAGCCGCGAACGACCACGACCGGCTGGCGTCCCGATTGCCGCTGCGAGCATGACGGCGGCGGATGGGTGCCCGTCCCGGCCACCGTCCTCGACCCCTTCGCCGGCAGCGGGACCACCGGCCTAGTAGCGCAGTCCCTCTCCCGCCGCGCGGTCCTGATCGACCTGAACGGCAACTACCTGACGCAAGTCATGGAACGGAACCGCGACATACCGCTGGGGCTCGGGGCATGAGGACGCGCGTCGTGGTCGACGGCATCTATGGCTGGTCAGACAACGAACCCCAGGTAGCGGTAGGCCACCAGTCGGCGTTCGGCTCGCGCCCTGTCGAGGTCATCGGCCACATGCTCCAGGTAATCCACCCGACGAACTACCAGAAGCGCGCCCGGCCGACCGATCCGTCCACCCCCAGCATCAGTCCCGAGAATACGCTGCCCCGCTGTTCACACCTGCTCCAGTACAAGGGCGCGAAGTGGCAGGCACACCGCGGCGAGCGTTGCGATCGTGCGATCGGGCACGCTGACGGCCATCGGTCGCGCCGGGTCATGGACAAAGAGGCCCTGCGGCGCCGGGTCCACGCATGAGGATCCGTCAGGTCAAGCCCGAGTTCTTCAAGGATGCCCGCCTAGCTGCTTTGTCGCCCGCCGTCCGGCTGTTCTACATCGGTCTGTGGATGGTGGCCGACGACGGGGGCTGGCTCCGCGCGGACGTGCCCGAGCTCGGCATCGAACTGTTCGGATACGACCCCCGCAAGAGCCGCGAGCGGACGGTGACGTGCCACCTGGATGCCCTCCGGGAGTCCGGCCGGATCGTCATGTACCCCTGCGGTCACGCCTTCATCCCGACCTTCACGAACCACCAACGGCTAGCCGGTGAGACCAGGCGCGTCCACACCGTCAAGCGGGAACACGAGGCATGCCCGCACATCCCCGCTACTCCCCGCACATCCCCGCAAGTCCCCGACACGGTTAGGAACGTAGGAGGGAACGTTAAGGGAACGGTCAGTAATGGTTCGGTAGACGCGCCCGCGAACACGCCTGACGGCGCGGGCGCTACCGAGCTCTCCGAATGGCGCAAGCGCGTCCCGAGGCCGGCATGACCACCCTCATCCTCTCCGCGTGGCTCCTCACCTCGACCCCGATCGCCCCGCCTACCGATACCGCCGTCACCGGGATGGCTTCGTGGTATTCCGACGGCCCTGGGCTCTACGCCGCCGTCCCCTCCTGGCACTACGGCGACACGCCGTACCGGATCCGAGTCAGCGGCAACGGGCGCAGCGTCGTCGTCACGGTCCGGGACTTCTGCGGCTGCCCTGGCAACCGCGTGGTCGACCTGAGCCCCGCGGCGTTCTCCAGGCTGGCCCCGTTGTCGGCTGGTTTGGTGCGCGTGACCATCGAGCGCATGGCCGATCCGGGGCCGACGATGCCGGCGACCGACTCGTGATCGACCGCGCCCACCTGGAGCTCACCCCGCCACCCGATCCCCCGTCGCCCTCGTGGCGCGATGTCATCCGCTGGTTCGTCCGCCACTGGTTCCGGCGATGAACCGCCCAACGATGTTCCCGGAGATCGCCAGCCACGTCGCCAACCGCTTCCACAACGGAAACGGCCAGGATGGCAAGCACTACTGGCTGACGCCACCGGACCTGTACGCCCAACTGGACGCCGAGTTCCACTTCGACTTCGACCCGTGCCCCTACCCGCTCCCGGACGGCTTCGATGGGTTGACGTGCGAGTGGGGTCAGTCGAACTACGTCAACCCGCCGTTCGGCTCGATCTGGCACGAGGGCAAGAAGAAGGGGCCCACCGCTTGGGCTCGAAAGGCAATCGAGGAGCACCGGAAGGGCAAGACAGTCGTGCTCGTCTATCCCATGCACAAGTGGCGGCTGATGCTCCTAGAGGAGATGGGGACGGGGGTTCGCAATCTGGGCGACGTTCGATGGTTGGCGACTGAGGACGGGTCCGTGGGCCCCGGGACCGGGGAGCACATCGCGTGCTTCGTCCTTCATGGGTCATCCGCTGGTTCGTCCGGCGAGTAGTGAGGAGCCGAGTGTGAACGACGAAACCGACCCCGGAGTCCGCTGCCCCGTCTCCGACCCGTTCTGGTGTAGCCGTGATGCGGGCCATCCCGGAGCGCACGTCAATCGTTCGGCCACCGGCAAGGGGATGATCGGCTGGGCCTCCCCGGAACGGGCCGTCATCCAGGCCGCGCTCGCTTTCGTCCAGAGCCGTGGTCTGTCCCGACGTGACACCGAGCACGCCCTTCGCGCGGCCGTGAAGTCCCTCGGGTCCGGCGAGTAGTGAGGAGCCGCTGAATGGGTCTCGATACGACACACGACTGCTGGCACGGACCGTATTCATCCTTCTCGCGGTGGCGGGTGGCACTCCAACGAGCGGCGGGCTGGCCATTGCACGAGGTCGAAGACCGGGGCCTCCCGTTCATGGAGACGACGGTCATCAACTGGCGGGCGTTGACTGATGCCAACATCGAAGGCGAGTGGGAGCGGTTGCCGGAAGACCCGCTGATCCTTCTCATCGCGCACTCGGATTGCAGCGGTTCGCTCCCCGTCGATGGCTTGCTCCCGCTCGCGGAACGATTGGAGGGCCTGGCTCCGCTCATCGACCCGTTGGCCGACATTCACCCGAACTGGACGCCAGACATGGAGCCTCGCGCAACGTATGACGGCTTCCGCGCGGCCACGCTCCGCTTCGCGGCGGGCCTGAGGCGTGCCCATGCGGCTGGTGAGCCGGTTGGTTTCCACTGAGTGTCCGGCGAGTAGTGAGGAGAGAGCGATGAGCGAAACGACCTGGGACTTGATCGCGTTTCTGGCGACGCTCGTTGCCATCGTGATTATCGCCGTCGTGGACGTCCGATGACCCCGACCACCCGCCCGACCCTCGAACCTACGACGGAAGCCGGACGACGGATGCTGGATGCCGTTCGTTCGTCCCGTCTAAACGCAATGGCTGATGACTTCGCCGCCGACATCCTCGCCATCGAAGCCGAAGCCCGCGAAGGATACGTACCAGCGGCCCTGAGTCCTGAATGGCACGCCGAGCTTGCGACGGTAGCCGCCGAAGCCCGTGAAGCCCTAGCCGCCGAACTGGTTGCGCTGCGGAGGGCTGTGGAGGCGATGCTCGCGCTTCCGGTTGGTCCTTATCCCTGGTGGGAGCGTTACCACGATGTCGAGGCGGCTCTCGGTTCGCCGCCGATGCCGGAGCGACGCTGTATCGAATGCGGCGAACCGTGGCCGTGTAAAGCGACCGTGCTCCGGGTCAAGGACGGTATCCCGCATCGGATCGGGGTCGCCACCCGAGAGGAGCCGTCCGACCGGATGCCAGACGGTCCGGCACGCGATGACCCGGAATGGAAGGGCGTCCGATGACTGACGATCTGCGGCGGCTCGATGGCGCGATGGTGCAAGCTGCGATGCAGGGCGGCTATGTCGCTGAGATACCAGCCGACCTCATCGCGGAACGTCTCCTCGCCGCCCTCGCCGCCCGCTCCGAACCGCTGGTAACGGGCGTTCATGACGGCGGAACGTTTGTCTACGGGGACCGCTCCGAACCGCGAGAGGCTATGACAGACGTTCCCGGTCATGGAGATACGCAATACCTAGCGGGCTCCGAACCGCGAGCGGAGGGGCTGCGAGAGGCGTTGGAACGAGTCACGGCGATGCTGGAGGAGGAGTGCTACCCGCTTGCCGAGGACCCGGCGAACGGCATCGAATACAACGAAGGCATCTGTGCCGAACGGGGCCGCATCGCGGGCATCCTCGACAGTCTCCTGTCGCCCGAAGCCGAGGGGCTGAAACCGCATCCAGGCTCGCCCCATGAGTTCGTCACGCGGTGTATGGCCTGTGGTGAAAACGGGTTCCTCAACGTGTCGGTCCTTACGCACAACGAGCGAGTCACGATCTCGGAGGGTGAGTGGTGAGTCGGTTACGAGAGGCCCTAGATAACGTCGTCACCAAGATCACGTGGAACCCGGACAAGACAGCGCTCGTTCACGACAGCGAGGCGCTGAACACGCTTATCGGGTTCATTGTCATGGAGACGAGCGGGTCCGCCACACCCCCAGCCGATAGCCCACGATCCGAGGCGGGGCTGGACGTGGAACGGCTGGCGCGGGCGCTTCCGTACTGGCGCGACAACAACCGCGAGACGTGCATCGCGGACGCTGGGGTCATCCTCGACAACCTCGGGCTATCCCCGGAAGAACCTATCGAACGTCACCCCGACAAGGCACGCAACGCCGCCCTTCGGGAATACGAGCAGGGCATCGGTATCGACCGTCCCGTGACGGAGGGAGGATCGTGAGCCCGGACGCCTTCGATATTGCATGGGCCGAACGACAAGGCAAGTTGGCGCTGCTTCGTTGTGTCAAGGGACACCGGTTCGTTCGACGGTTCTCGTTCCATCTCGGATCGTGGAAGGCGTGCAAGGGCTGCGGCCTTGTCGAGCCCTTGCCGACGTTGACGGTGCTTCGGTGAACGGCGGGCATTGCCCCGGCTGTGACGACTACAGCGAGGAGCATCAGGAGGCCACACCGCCAGCCGATAGCGGGGCGCTGGACGAGGGCGAGACGTGGCGCTGCGCCAGTTGCCACGACACCACCGCGCCGATGGGCATGTGCCAGAAGTGCGGCGTGTTCGGAACGCGGCAAGGATGACCGCCATGACCGCCGCCGAGCTACGGGCGAAGGTGGAAGCTTGGCAAGGCTGCGTTCGACGCCTGATCGCGGTCGCTCCAACGCGGACAGTCATGGATGAGACGGGAGTTAGCGGCGGGCATTCGACGCCGCCTGAGCGGGAGGCCATCCGCGGGGCGGCACTCGCCGTCGTGGATAACTGGCTCGCGCGGGACCTGGCCCTCCTCCCCGAGTCCGGGGTATTCGTGACCGTCGACGACTTGTCGCGGGCGATGCACCCGACGTGGTTTGAGGAACTGCCCAAGGATGGACCGGCGACGATGACGCCGCACGAATGGGGCCGACTGGTCGGTGACGTGCATCGCCGTCGCTGGAAAGCCATGCGTGAGGCCACCGCGATCATCGAGCAGTTGTCCCGATGACCCGCTTCTGGTTCGTGGCTTGGTCGGTTCTCGCTGCGGCGACGATCGCGGTGGCCTGGCTGTGGTTGGTGGCGTGACGCGAGGACGGCGAGCCGCATGGGTCAACCTCCCCGGACGGCGGGAGAACTGGCGCGGGCCGCTGCGGGCGCTGTCTCTCGATGAGCAGTTGGAGGTGCAGCGGCTCATGCGGGAGGCCAAGGCCAACCGGAAGTCTGGCCGCACCGCCCGCGAACTGGCGAAGCGGTACGGCATCTCGACCCGGACGGTCTACCGCTACGTCAAGACGGTCCCGGTCCCGGCCGGTCTGGAGTACCTCCGGCTGCGACTCCAGGCATGGGCCAAGGAACGCGACCTCCCGCTGACCTACGACGACATGCAGACGTTGATGCTCGTCATCGCCCGTCACCGTGACCTCGCGGTACCTGACTCGGACAGGGCGGCATGACCGAGCGTTGGGCTCTGAGCGTCCAAGAGGCCGCCGACCTCCTCGGCAAGAAGCCCGCATGATCGGCGCGCTTCTTTCGGCGTGGCTGCTCGTGGTCCCGATCGCCGACGTCCACACCGGGACCGCGACCTGGTACGACGCTCCCTCGCCGCAGGACGCAGCCGCCGGTCCCGCGCTCCGGGTCGGGAACTGGCGCGGCTCATGGGTCATCGTCCGTCACGGTTCCGACTCGGTCACGGTTCGACTCACCGACTGGTGCCAGTGCTATGGCTCACGGCTCATCGACCTCGACGACTGGGCATTCGCCTCGCTCGCGCCGCTGTCCCAGGGCGTCATCGACGTCACCGTGGAGCCGGTCACGTTGCCAGCGACAGACACCGTTGCGCCGGCATCCGAGGGTGGTACGCTACCGTCCGTCGTGAACGAGACCGTCATCGTCGCCCTGATCGTGTCGGTCATCGCGCCCACCCTCCTGGCATACCTCACCGGACGCCAGCGACGAGCCGAGAAGCGCGAGGACTGGGCACGGCAGGACAAGGTCGCGGAGCGGGTCGAGAGGGTCGCCAAGGTTGCAGCTGCGGCCCAGTCCGCGAACACCGCGACGCTCCACCAGATCCATACCCTCGTCAACAGCGACATGACCGCCGCGCGTACCGCCGAGCTCACCACGACCCGGCTGCTCATCCTCTCCCTCAAGCGTCAGTCGCCCGACGATCCGACGGTCGCCGATGCGATCACCACCGCCGAAGCCCGCGCTACCGAGCTCGAGCAGATCCTCGCCGACCGCCTCGTGGCCCAGCGGAAGGTCGAATCGGACGCGGCGGCCGTTACGTGATGCGCGTCACCCTTGCCTACCCCAGCGGCCAGACACGGGAGGTGCTACTGGCGGGTGTGCCGCGCTTCGGGGAGCATATCCGGGTCAAGAACGGCCCCGAGGCCCCGTCGCTGGTCGTCGAGCTTGTGACGTGGGTCGAAGGGACGGAGAATCCGCCCGAACCGACCGTCATCGTGGCCGTGAGAGCACGGGTATAGGAGGGCAGGAATGAGAAGGCTATCGGTGATCTTGGCGCTGTTGGCGCTCACCCTCGGGACCGGCTCGGTCAGAGCCAGCGTCGACGTTCCCGAGCCGCAGCCGATGACGGTCTACGTCTATGAGGACGCGAACGGCTGGAACGGCGGTGACGTGCTCCGGACGGGTCCGGCGCTCTGGCAGGATGTCCACCGGGGGAATCTGGCCGCCTACACGACCGGCCTACACAGCGGCTGCAACGCCTTCCCATTCGCGAGTTCGACGTGGGACAACTGCATCAGTTCGGTCTACATCCCCGGAATGGAGCCGGGACTTCGCTTGGTGCTGTACCTCGGTGCCGGCTACACGGGCGAGACCTTCACCATCTGCTCTCAGGGCTACTACAACCTGTCCTCGTACTGGAATGACACCGTCTCGTCCTTCCGCATCCTGAGTGGCGGCTGCTGATGTACGTCGCCACGAACCAGCACGAGGGACCGTTGTGCCACTGCGTCGTCAACGGCAAGTGCGTCGGCTGGATCTCCTGCACTGCCTATGGCATGGCAACGGCCGCGGATCAGTCGACGGCGGGCGGGACGAAGCCGGACGGGTGCAAGCTGCGACAGGCGACCGGGGACAGCGTCGGCGGTCAACCGATCAGCGCCATCGCCTCGGTCCTGGCCCAGTCTTATGGCATCCGGGTGGAGGTCTATACGGGCTCCAACGCCTGCGCCCCGTCTTACGCCTACCGCCGTCTCGCGGCCGACCGACCATTCGCGCTCCAGGGCAGCACCGGGCCGCTCATCCCGACTATCCACAAGTCCACGAACAACTCGGTCAACCACAACGTGGCCGTGCTCGCTGGGCGCTCATGGAGCAACGGTCGGCCGAACGACGTGCTGGTCGGGGACCCGGCCGCCGACCATCGTCGACCCGACATCGCTGGGCCGAACGCCGAGTGGTGGCCGGTGACGCTTCTCGAGCGGTTCGCCGCGGCACTTCATCCGTGGGGCGAGGCCGATCCGCGGACGCTCGGCCCGGGCAAGTTCTACGCGGGCATCTACCCAGCAACGCCCGGTATGCCGGACACCGGGACCGATACGTGGGTGCTCCACATCAAGCCCAAGGCGCTGCTGCGGATGTACGAGATGCAGGCGGCCCAGCCCATCAACTGCATCAAGTCATGGACCGACGAACGCTGGGGTCCGAAGGCATCCCAGGTCGCCTGCACCAAGCCCGTTCACCGGGAGACGTGCGATGGCAAGTCGGGCGCGGTGACGGTCAAGGTGCTTTCACCCGCCTCGCGGTTCTTCAACGAGTACCTGTTGGTCGGGTCGCTCAAGGGTCAACCCGGCACCTACGTCACGGAGGACTGACCATGACCGAACTGCGGGACCAGGACTGGGAGCCGGTCGAGGGAGCCGAGGATCTGCCGGCGGATACCAAGAACGGCGAGATCGAAGAGCCGGTCGGGCCTGACGCTGACGCGACCGATCCCGGACTAGCGGACCCGCCCGAGGATGGCGATGCCTGACGGCCGCATCGAACCACGGAGCGAAGCACGTATCCGCCCCAGGGCGGATGGCACGATCAGCACGACCCTATCGCCGCGCGAACTGGAGGTCATGCGAACCGTGGTCGAATGCGGTGGGTCTACCAAGGAGGCCGCACACCGCCTGGGACTGACGCGGGAGACGGTGCGCAACTATCGGTCGATCGCCTACCAACGGACGGGAACATCATCGGCAACCGAGTTCTGGGCAGCGATGGGCTGGCTCAGGTTGCCACCCAAGCAGGAGGAATAAGCGAATGCCAGAGATCCCCGGCGCATCAGCCCTGACCGATGGGACTGGCGTCTCACAGATCACGGTCCCCAAGATCATCAAGGACTTCATCGCGGACGTCCTGCTGTCGGGTGCCGCGGCCCTCGTCGCGGTCCAGATCGTCGACGTCGGTAGTGCGGTCGCCCAACCCCAGGTCGTGGCCTTCGCGCTGCTCGGGGCGACCATCCGCGCCGCCTATCGCATCATCCTCAAGTGGGCGACGACAGAATGAACATCCCCTCCACCCCCGGCGCGCTGATTGTCTGGATCGTCGCGCTCGTCGTCATCGCGGTGATCGCGGTGTACCTGTTCCAGAACATCCTGCTGCCGTTGCTCAAGACGGTCACATGACCATCCACGGTCTGCGATGGCGCATCGCGAAGTTGGTTGCGCCCGTGCCGATCATCGCCAAGCCGGACCGGGAAGGGCCGGCGATCCTCTTGTCGGGAGATGGCCCATATCAGGCGTGGCTATTCCCGAAGACGTTGGACGTCCAGATGGATATCGTCCCGTTTAAGCCGCGCGAGAACGAACTCTGGAGTTACACCCCCCACAAGTCCACTGGCACTATCACGGGAACCATCTGATGGACTGGGTCCTGATCCGCTCGTGGCACGGCGTCCGCACCGCGACCCGGGTGCCCGGGGTGTACGTCACGCTATGTGGCAAACGGGCGCACAACGAGCCAGTGGACCTCCTGCCGCTGGGCGAGAAGTCTTGCGAGACATGCCTACGCATCTACGCTAAGAGGGCAGACCAATGATCGTGTTCTACGGCCTCATCGCGATGATGGGCTTCGCGCTCATCTTGGGAGCGATCATCGACGACTGGTTGCCCGTCGAGGAGTCGGAGTTCACCGACGCGGGGACCCCAACGGGTGAGCCATGACCTATTCGGGCTTCGGCATCGCGTATAGTGTTCTCTGGGCAGGCCGGCTGGATCATCAGTCGGTCTGCTGCTATGTGCGTACCGGATGGGTCCACTGAACTATGGCTGACGAACCGACTCCTATCCGACGCAAGAGGGTCGACGGACGCTCCAAGCGGGTGAAGCTGGCCGCCGTGATGGCCGCCGAGATGAGCGGGGTCGTCCAGGCGTCGAAGCAGACAGGCATCCCGGCCACCACCATCGAGTACTGGCTCCACAAGCCGGAGTTCGCCGAGTTCCGTACTAAGACGCGCGAGGATCTGGTCGAGGAAGTCAAGACCGTCGCCCATCTTGCCTGGGCGCGAGTGGCCGAGACGATGCCGAAGATGCATCCCCGTGATGCCATGTTCGCAGCCGAGAAGGCATCGACCATCCTCCAGCTGCTCCAGGGGCAGGCCACAGGCCGTATCGAACATCGTGACCTGACCGACTCGCTCGACGACCATGAGCGTGACCTGTTGGCCCAAGTGCTCCGCGATGTCGTCGAGACGGCCGATGCTCACGACTGACCGCCTCAAGGCGCTACCGACCCCGGTCATCCACGCCATCCAGGACGAGCTCGGCGAGCCGCACGAGTACGCCAGCCCAGAGCATCGGGCCTTCTTCGAGTCACGAGCCCTCGAGATCGTGGCGTCCGGCTGGATGGGTGCCGGCAAGTCCCGGGTTCTATGCCAGAAGGCGTGGATGGTGGCCCGTCGCTATCCGGGCGTCACGGTAGGGCTGTTCCGCAAGACGCAGAACTCCATCCCGTTCACCACCGGCCGGACGTTCGAGCGGGACGTGGTCGATCGGCGGTTCATCGCCCGTCGTAACAAGACCGACCACTACTGGGAACTGACCAACGGGTCGCGCATCTACTTCCTCGGACTGGACCCGGACCCCATGACCGGCGTCCCGTCCCGCATCGGCTCACTTGACCTGGGCTGGGCCGGGGTTGACGAGGCCGTAGAGTTGTCCGAAGGCGACTGGATCATGCTCCTTGGGCGTCTGCGTGATCCTCGTATGCCGTGGCACCAGCTCGCCGCAGCCACCAACCCCGCCCAGCCCAAACACTGGCTGCGGATGCGGATGCTCGCCGATCCCAAGCGGGACTTCATCACCATCCGGGCCAACAAGTTCCTGACCTCGGACTACATGGAAATGCTGGGCGACCTACCAGACACAGCCCAAGGCAAGCGGCTGGGCAAGGGCGAATGGGCCGCGGCCGAGGGCGTTATCTGGACGTTGCCCGACAGTCAGGTCATCCGGCGCGAGGCGTGGACCCCCGTACCCGGTCAGGTCAGCCCGTACAAGCGTGTCGTGGCCGGTGTGGACTGGGGGTTCGTCCATGCCTTTGCCTGCGAGGTCATCGGCCAGACTGGATCGGGCAGCCTGTCCGTGGTGGACGAGGTCTACGAACGCGGACGCTCCGTAAATGACGAACTGATCCCGATGCTCAAGGCGCTCCGTGCGAAGTGGGGCATTTCGATGTTCTACGCTGACCCGTCGGAGCCGGCCTACATCAACGATTGCATCAACGCGGGGATCCCCATGACCGCCGCCACGAACGACGTGGACCCCGGCCTCCAGGAGGTCGCCTCGGCCATCAAGGCGGGGATGACGGTATCGCCCGAATGCCAAGGATTGCTCGGCGAGATCCCGGGCTACACCTGGGCACCGAACCGGGGCGGCGGGTTCAAGGAGGAGCCGGTCAAGGTGAACGACGACGCCTGCGATGCCCTACGCTACGGAGTCATGGCGCTGCGAACCGATGGCTGGGGCTCGGGCTCGTGGGGCGGAGCGATCGGGGCGGGGACGGCATGACCAGCGAGTGGGACGGTACCCCGTGGGAAGGTAGGGCCGCGGTCGTCGCCAAGGCCGCCACCGGGACAGGGGTCGGCTTCTACACCAACGCCCTGCCCATGACGTCCTACGACCAGACGCCGCAGAAGCTCATGAAGCGCGCGCAGATCGCCTACCACACCAACCCGTGGGTCGGGACCGCCGAGGCCGTGGTGACGCGCAAGGTCGTGGGCCTGCCGTGGCACCTCGAGGACGGCGAGGACGAGGAATACGGCGACGACGCCCCGCCCGATGTCAAGACGGTCATCGACCTCATCGAGCGGCCCCAGCTGATCCTCGGCAACCTCCAACCCAGCACCGCGACCCGGCGGCTGATGTGGTCGCTGACATCTCGGCATCTCGGGCTGTGCGGCATGACCCACTGGTACGGCGACCGGATGGACCAGTTCGGCATCCCCGAGGCGTGGCTGTACGTCAACCCCGCGCGGATGTGGGCCGAGCAGGACTCGTCGAACAACCTGACCGGCTGGATGCTGGACGCTACCTCGGAGGACGGCTACGGCAATCCCCAGGGCGGGCTGCACTTCGAGCTCTCCGAGATCCTGACCTTCTACCTCGACCCGCCGGACCACGGCCACTACGGGACGGGCATCTACCAGCGGATGATGAGCGTGGCCCGGGCGTCGTCGTCGGCGATCCAGCACGGCTCCTACGTCCTGGAGACGGGCGGCCGGATCGCGGGCATCATCTCGCCAAAGGACGGCACCATCCCCGACGAGAAGTTCCAGACGCTCGTCCGGGAGGTCCGCAACGTTGCCGAGGCACCCGACGCGGCCAAGCGGACGACGATCATGCAGGGGCCGATCGACTTCACGCCGACCGCCGTCGCACCGAAGGATCTCCAGCTTGACGAACTCGCCAAGATGAGCCGCGAGGACATCTTCGCGGGCTGGGGCGTGCCACCCTCTCAGGCAGGCATCCCGACCGCGGCGGGGCTGAACTCGGGCGAGACGAAAGCCTATGACGAAGCCGTGCTGATGCAGGGCGCGGTCCACGACCGGGTCATCTCCATCCGAGAGTCCATCCAGTACGGCTGGCTCGACAAGTACCGCCCGCTGGTCATCGAGCTGGAGATCGAGGAGCCGACCTTCGACGACGAGGGACCGGCCTACGAACTGCTCGTCAAGTCCAAGGACACCGCGATGACCAACGAGGAGCGGCGGGCACTGATCGGTCTGCCGCCCACGGGTGATGAGGCCATCGACAAGGCGATCATCCTGTCCAGCCTCCAGACCGTCTGGGCTACCGCCCCCGTCAACGGGCAGGCGGTTGGCGTTATCGAGGGCGAAGAACCGCCGGCCGAGGACGAGGAGCAGCCCGAAGAGAAGGCCAGCAAGAAGGAACTGCTCGGCCTCCGATCCGCGCTCGACAGCCGATTCGTCCCCGCGCTGCGGAAGGACGTCAACGCTGCGCTCCTGGAGCAGCGTCGGGCCATCGTGTCGTGGGTGCGCTCCCACGGCGCACACCTCACCTCCAAGCCCAAGGACACGGCGTGGTGGAACTCCAAGCGCGAGGAGGAACGCCTACGCGCCGCGCTGGACGCGCACTACCTGACCATCGGCCAGACGACGCAGAAGCGGGTCAAGGACGTGATGGGCGAAGGCAAGGCCCGCGACGTCACCATCGAGGCGGTCCTTCGTCGAGAGGTCAACAAGCGCATCGTCGGGATCAACGACTTCACCCGCGAACAGGTCGCCAAGACGATCTCCGAAGGCATCGACGAGGGGCTGGGGGCAGCCGAGCTCGGCGACCGCATCGAAGCCCTCGGGGTGTTCGGGGAGGAACGAGCCGAGCGCATCGCCCGGACCGAGACGATGTTCGCGTACAACACCGCGGCGCTGGAGTCGTACACCGACTTCGGGGTGGACATGGTCGAGCCGATCGACGGCGACCAGGACCCCGAGTGCATCGCCCGACTGGAACGCGGGCCGGTGTCCATCGCCGAAGCACTCGCGGACGAGGATCACCCCAATGGGACCCTCGATTGGGTGCCGTACTTCGGGAAGGCCACGTCGGGCATGGCCGGCCTTCCCACGGAGCCGCTGCCGGTTGTTCCCCCCCAGCCGGTGGCGGCTCCTCAGCTGGACATCCCCGAACTCATCGCGTCCATCGCCCAGGTGCTCAACTCGTCACGCCCGGATCCGGTCAACGTGTTCGTCAGCGAAGGCAAGGCGTCCCGGACGGTCATCGACCGCGACCTTGTGACGGGCAAGGTCATCGGATCGCACGAGGAACCGATGGACGACCCCTTCCGTGGGTCGGTGCCACCCGTGACCAAGCGGACCTCATACATCCGCGACGACACCGGCCGGATCGTCGAGGAGATCGAGCTTGTCGGGGAGGGCTGAACTCGAGGACCTCGTCCGGGTCTACGCCACCCCGGGCAAGGCGGGGCTGGACGGACGTGACGGGCTGCCCGGTCGCAACGGCCTGGATGGTGAACCGGGTCCCGAGGGTAAGGCGGGCGACGTTGGGCCAGTCGGTCCTCCGGGACAAGATGGGACGGACGGCGAGGACGGGCAGTCGATCAACTGGCGCGGGCGCTGGAAGTCACGCTCCGTCTACCGTTACCTCGATGCGGTGGAACTGGACGGATCGTCGTATATCTGCGCCGGGGACATGACCCGAGCCAAGCCGCCGGGTCCGAGCTGGGACCTCATGGCGCAGAAGGGGCAGAACGTGGGCGGGGTCACGATGCTGGCGCGCCCGGGCGGTGGAGGCGGTAGCGGAGGAGGAGGGTCGGCACTGATCATCAAGGATGAGGGCGTCGTGCTCGATAGCGCGGTCACGTCCGTTGACTTCACCGGAGCGGGTGTCATAGCTACCAACGTCGGTCATGCGGTGACGGTCGCCGTTGCTGCGAGTGGTGGCGGTATCGACCCGGCCAATATCGTCTACCTGGAATCGAGCAACCCTGTCGCAGATGGTGCCCCCGCCGTGTGGGACACGATCTACGATCAGCTGTTCAACGACATCACCGGAACGGGTATCCCCGCCTCGATGGGAGTGTCTCTCGTGTCGGGGGATACCACTGTTCAGGTCGACGAGGCTGGCGTGTGGTGGCTGGAACTTACGGCCAGCCCCGCAACGGACCAAACCGCTCAAGTCACCCTGCATATGAACATCCAGGGTGATTACGCCGGCGGTCCATGGGTGAAGCTGTTGTCGCTCGCTGTCAACGCTCAAGCGACCCTGAGCAGCATGCTGCCCGTCATCGCGGCTCAGATCGGGAGTGTCAGCCTGCAAGTCAAGGCAACCCTCTTTGGTGCGACGCCGACCACTCCCGGCTACGTCGCGTGGGAGTACGGCGTCCTCAAGATTGTGAGGCTCGCATGACGAAGCACCTGATCCTTTCCGGTGGACATTGGGAATGGGCGGATTTCGTCGGCGAGCAACTGCCAGCCTATCTCGCTCCCGTCGATACAGCCGTCAACATCAACGCTGGGCCATCGGCTACGACTCCCGGGTTGCTCTTTCTTGTAGGGGGCGAGAACACTGGCGGTGGTGCGGCTGGTTCGGCGACCGTCTCCGGCGGTGCGTCCAGTGCAGGGGGAGCGGCGTCCCTGACGCTCGGAGGGGCCGGATCAGCTGCGGCATCCCTGTATGGGGGAACGGGCGGTGCCGGGTTGGGCGGCGGCGGTCTCGTACTCAATGGCGGTGATGGCGATACCGGCAACGTACTAGCGGCGCAACTAGGACTTCAAGCTGGCGATGGTTCAGCGACACCCGGCGGCGCAAGCCTGCGGACCAACGGCTCCAATGGTCCTGGCGTGCTCGTCTCGGTTAGCAGCGTCCTCACGTATATCCAAGCGGCCGATCCAGGCGACATCGCTAATCCGGCTACGGCCACAGCCGAGGATGTGGCGAACAAGCTCAACGCACTGATGGCTGCCATGCGAACCGCGGGCTTCCTCGCCTGATGGGCCTCGATCCGCTTGCCGCCGCACTCATCGCGGTCGAGGAGAACGTCGACCTCCTGAAAGGACCGGAAGGCAAGGCCGGCACCGATGGTGAACCCGGACCCAAGGGCGAGCGCGGGCCGCAGGGCTCCAAGGGCGACACCGGACCGCAGGGACCAGCCGGTCAAGATGGCACCGATGGCCGCGATGGGACGGACGGACGCAACGGCAGCGACGGCGAATCGATTCGTTGGCGGGGTAAGTGGTCGGCCCGGTCGGTCTACGCCGCCCAGGACGCGGTCGAGTTCGAGGGCTCGAGCTACATCGCGCGAGCGCGGACGCGGACCAAGCCGCCGAAGGGCGACTGGGACCTCATGGCGAAGCGCGGCGACTCGGGGACGGTGCTCCTCGCGCGACCGGGCGGGGGCGGCGGGGCAGGAACGGCGTCGGGCGGCGGGGTAGCCGTCTCCCTCTCGGGCAATACCTCCGGGGCGCTGGGGCTCATCTCGTCGGGGACCGCCATCCTGGCCGGCGGCAACAACATCACCCTGAGCCAGAACGGCCAGTCCATCACGATCTCGGGAGCCAACGCGGGCGGGGCACAGACGGGCATCTCGGGGCTGGCGAACTCCCAGGTCACGTACACCTCGGGGACGGTGTCGTTCTCCGAGCTCGGCGCGGTCACGATCCGCTCCACCACGGGCCAGCAGTTCCAGATCAGCGTCGACCCCCAGTCGGTGCAGACCCAGAACATGGTCGCCATCAGCGCGAGCAACAACCTGTTCTCGTCTGGCACCGTGGTCATGTCGGGCTTCGGGGCGGCGACGGTCAACACCGCCGCGGGGACGATCCGCATCTCGGTCCCGGTGCAGTCGGTTCAGGCCGAGACGCAGACGTTCGTCGGGGGCATCGGGAACTCCGAGACGACGTACACCTCGGGGACCGTCAACCTCTCGGTCAACGGCGGCCTGCTGACCATCCGCTCCACGACGGGGCAGGCGTTCCAGTTCAGCGTCAGCCAGAGCGTCCAGCCCGCCCAGACGGGCATCAGCGGCATCGCCAACTCGCAGACGACCTACACGTCCGGGACCGTGTCGTGGTCGGAGCTTGGCGCGGTCACGGTGCGGAGCACGACCGGCAACCAGTTCCAGATCAGCGTGAACAGCCAGACCGTCCAGACGCAGAACATGGTGGCGCTGTCAGCGTCGGACCGGCTGTTCAGTTCGGGAACCGTCGTGCTGTCGGGGTCGGGGGCCATCACCATCTCGACGGCCGCCGGATCCATCGGCTTCTCGGTCCCCAACGGCGCAACGGCGACCGGCAACCTGGGCGCGATCGCGGTCAACGCGCTCACGACCTACACCTCCGGGACGGTGGTGCTGTCGGACAGCAACGGCGTCACCTTCGGGACGAACGCCCAGACCGTGACGGCGTCGGTCAACCAGTCCATCAGCATGTTCGCGGTGTCGAACACCACCCAGTCCACCTCGGGGACGGCGCACAAGTCGGCGCTGTCGTTCGCCGGGGCGGGCATCGCGTCGGTCGGTGTCACCGGGGGATCGGTGGTCATCTCCGTACCGTCGGGTGGCGGGGCGTTCTCGGCCGGTGTGTCGACGGGCGGCAACACCGCTGGGGCTACGGGGATCACCGGGACACGGATGGTGTTCGTGGGGACAGACGACATCAGCCTGTCGCAGACCACCGATGCCAACGGCGGGACGATCAGCTTCCGCAACATGCACTCGACTGCCACCACCGTCTCGTCGGTGTCGTCGGCCAACGCGGTCGGCGCGAACAACTCCCGGTTCGCGATGGAGGCGCACATCCACGAGGGCGTTCGGCGGATGGGGATGTCAACGGGCGGCAACACGCTCGGCACGACGGGCGTATTCCCGGGGTCCAACATCGTCCTCGCCGGGGTCAGCGGGATTAGCCTCTCCCAGTCCACCGACGCCCAGTCGAACAACACGATTAGCATCGTCGGCGAGGGCCAGATGAGCCGGTTCTGGGTGAACTCGGCGCTCATCGGGACGGCCGCGTTGGGGTCAGGCCACGACCAAGCGACCATGACGCTCGTCCGGTTCGAGCTACCCGACGCCATCTCGTTCACCCGCGTCGATATGCCGGTCAGCATCTCGCTGGCAACGAGTGCGGCCGCCAACACCGCCGCGCTGGTGATCAGTTCGTACGGGGTCATCTACACCCGCAACGACTCCACGCTCAACCCGATCGTCGGGCAGGCTGCCAGCACGACCTATACGTGGGCCAGCAACTCGTCCAACTTCGGCTCACTTACCGGGCAACGGGTGTTCAGCTGGAACCTCGCCACCCGGCTCACGGCTGGCGAGTACTACTTCGGGTTCCAGTTCTCCACCAACTCCACGTCGAGCATCGGCACCGCAACGACGGCCCTGCGGGCTACGATCAGCATGATGGTCGGTGGAGCCGCCCCGGCCGGGTTGGGTCCGATCTGGGCTGAGATGGGGGTCAACGGCACGAACTCCACCGTCAACCCGGTGAGTCCGATGGACGGCGTCAACAGTGTCATGCTGACCGCGACCAACCAGACCCACCAGGCATCCCAGGTCAGCTGGACGAACCGGAAGTACATCGGTCCGGTCCTACGGAACAACTAGAGGGCAGGCATGGAACCAGCGATCTTCATCGGCGGCGACGTCGGCTTCCACAACGACCACGCCAAGGACGCCCGCGCGAGACTGAAGGCAGGCAAGGCGTACCGCGACATCTCGACCATCATCATCGTCCCGACCCGGGGCATGATCCCGGCCCGTGCGGTCGAGAACTGGCTGGGCCTGATGACGCCGATGAACCAGAAGGTGGTCCGGCTGTTC